GTTCAGTGTATCAACCGCAACCGTCTGGAGCCTGACTTTCATCTGCTCCGGCCCATCGCCGAGCGGCGGGTGATAGTATATGATGACATCATTACCACCGGCACAACTCTGACGGCCACGGCTTCATTGTTGGCCGACCGTGATATTGTCCTCACCATCATAGGCATCAATAACCGCTAAAATCCACTCTCCCGGCCATGAATCAGATACAATCCCCTCTATACCGACACACCGAAATCGCCCACAATGCCTTAAAAATCGACTCAATGGGCATAATTTCACGCTTTGGTGAAAATTTTTTGAGGGGCGGGAGAAAGACAAAACAACATCATGAACATAAATGACAGTAACCCATTCGAGATACTTTCTCTGTGGCTGTTATCCGATTACAAATTCAGCCACTGATTATATACAATTTTACTCCCGAATTATATAAACCTCTCATACATCATCACAATGGCAAAGAAAAACAAACAGAACAAAGCTCAAGAGCGTCGACCAACTGAAAAGCAAGAGAAGTTCTGCCAATTCTATCTCGACACAGACGGCAATGCTTCCGAGGCTTACCGTATGGCCTATGATGCCACCAATATGCAGCCTAATTCGGTTTGGAACGCTGCAAGCCTACTCCTGGATAACCCAAAGGTTGCCCAAAGGATAGAGGAAATACGAGCCGAGCGCGCTGCCGCATCAGTGGTTGAACGCAAAAAGGTCGAAAAGGTACTTATGGATATAGTGACCGCAGACCCCAATGACCTCTACATGGTTGACCCCAAAAGTGGTAAAATCAAGATGAAGGCTCCCAGCCAACTACCAAAGCGCATGCGCAACGCCTTGAAGAAAATTAAGAATAATCGAGGCATTGTAGAATATGAACTGAATGGCCGTGTAGAGGCTGCAAGATTATTAGGTTCATGGAACGGCTGGGATGCCCCAAAAGAAGTCAATGTGAGTAATACGGGCAACATAAAGGGAGAAATCCGTATAGGCTTCGGTGATGATCAGGAATAAATCTTACAACCTCAATATAACATATATAGCCCGACAAGTAGCAAAATGTAAACTCTTCCCAATAGTGGGATACTGACAAATGTAGCAAAATGCCAGCAAAAAGCCATCAAACCGCGAAAATCAATGGTTCTAAATTATAAGTTATTCAATCCCCTCGCATTTTATCTCCTGATGTTTATGCAGGATAAGACCATCCGTAACATCATCATGTTCGGTGGTTCATCATCCGGCAAGACATACAGCATGGCGCAGATAGTTCTCATTTTGACTTTATGGGAGGACACGAGTCATCTTGTAATGCGTAAGGTTGGGGCATCTATCAGAGATACCGTTTATCAAGATTTCAAGAATGCAGCCGAGCAACTCGGAATAACTCATCTGTTCAAGTTTAATGATGGCAACAAGATAATAACCTGCCTTGAAAATAAAGCTCGTATAGTATTCAAGGGCGTCGATGACGCCGAGAAAATCAAAGGTTTATCAAGTTTCAAGCGCATAATCCTTGATGAATGGTCAGAGTTTGAGGAGGCTGACTACAAACAGATCCGTTTGCGTCTGCGTGGCATGGAGGGTCAGCAAATTATTTACACATTCAACCCTATCAAGGAAACTCATTGGATTAAAAAAAACGTATTTGACAAACAGAAGTGGCACTATGTGCCTATGACTGTTAAGTTAGGCAATCAGATTATCCCGTCAGAACTGACGAAAGTCAAGTCTATAAGGATGAATGAGCCTCGTGTGATAATGCACAAGAGAACATGAGAGATGATAGAACATTCGCCGGACACCGTTGTTATCCAGACTACCTACCTCAATAACTTTTGGGTTGTCGGTTCACCCGATGGCACATACGGCTACTATGATGAGCAGTGTATCGCTACGTTTGAATATGACCGCGAAAATGATCCCGACTACTATAACGTGTACGCTCTGGGAGAATGGGGCGTTATCCGCACCGGTTCCGAGTTCTTCGGCTCGTTCAACCGTGGCAAGCACACAGACGAGTGCAAATATAATCCCGACCTCGCGCTCCATGTGAGCGTCGATAACAATGTGCTGCCTTATATCTCTTACACATTCTGGCAGATTGAATATGATGATTGTATCAAGATTCGCCAGATAGATGAGATTGCGGCCGAGAGTCCTCACAATACAGCCCGAAAGAGTGCGTTGCTTGTAGCGGCCAAGTTGCGAGAGATGGGAGTTGACCGTATATACCTTCATGGCGATGCCTCGACACGCCATGCCAACACCATTGATGACCAGAAACGTTCATTTCTTGACCTCGTAATCTCAACCCTACAATCAGTGGGGATTGAGGTTATTGACTGCGTAGGCAAACAGAATCCGAGTGTACCGATGTCCGGCGAATTTATAAACGCCATATTCGATAACATAATACCCGATATCCAAATCATCATCGGCGAGAACTGCAAGATTTCGATAGAGGATTACATGAGTGCGCAGAAAGATGAAAACGGCGCCATGCTCAAGACTAAGGTCAAGAACAAAATTACAATGCAGACCTATGAGGAACACGGGCACCTGTCAGACACGTTCAGATATGTTATAACCGACCTTTTGCGAGAGCTGTTCCTATCGTTCTCCAACCGCCGCAAGCGTAATCTCTATGCCCGAGACGGTATCATTCATTTCTATAACCCGATTACCGAATGTAAGTACGGCAGGGAAATTGTATATGCCATGCCGAATATCAACGGCAAATTCGCATTAGTCCAGGGCAAACTGTGTGGTGAGAAATGGCACATAGTGGATTTGATGTTGAGAGAAACATCATCTACCGATGAGATAGCCGAGATACTTGTTAATGCCAACAGCCCACAGACCATCATTGAATGTGGCCCGGCATATTTCCGTTTTGTCCGTGATCTGCGTAAGGAAATACCAAACGTCAGAGCAATGAAGGAAGTAATCGATGTTGACCGGCGTATAGCGGCCACTTCGGACTTTGTGAAGAACCATCTGCTTTTCAATGAAGCGAAGTTGAATGATGATGCAGAGTATTCTTTGTTTATGACAAACCTGCTTGATTACAATCGAGCCACCGGCGATAGCATAGAGGCAAGCGCGGTACTGAGTGGCTTTATTCAGTTCGTTATCAAATTTCAGTTTTGCGCACAAAAAGGTTATAAATTCTGAAAATACAGTGATTTAGCACTCGTTTTTCAATGTTGGCAAAAATCGGTTTTTTCGTGATTTGGAGCAACCGATTGTATTTGTGCTTTTCTTTGCCATAAAAGAGAAAAGCATGAATTTCATACAACGCATATTCGGTTCCAAAGAAAAGGCGGAGGCAATGGTTGTCAAAGCGGACGATACACAGCATCCCGACAATCTGGGCACCCGCCGGGATGTCGTTGTAGAGGATGCTTTCAGATACCAAAATATGCTGTCAATGATAGACAGGCTGGTTCATCCATCGGTAGTTGGCAACAACTTCATACAGTTGTTCAAGACTATCCCGGAGGTGTTCTGGCCGATTGATTTCATCGCAAAGCGCATATCCGAGGCTCATTTCGATTTGAAGAGAGTAAAAGATGACAGCCTCGTTTGGTGTAATCGCCTCGGTGCTGATACCATCCTCAAACAGCCGAACCCGATTATGACGTGGCGCGAGATAGTGTATCAGCATTTTGTTTATAAGCTGGCCACCGGCAATGCCTTTTTCAGGTCATCGATGCCGGAGACAGTAACTCCTGATGCAATCAAGTTCCAATGGTGCGACAATTATTGGAGTCTGCCGGCACATCTCGTTCAGGTAAAGCCTATGGAGTACAGTTATGGCGTGCCCATGTTCGGCATTGCCAAAATTGAGGAACTGATAAAAGGTTACACTCTCGATCTCGGTGCGTATTCCGGGCTGACAATTCCATATTGGCAGATATGGCATGACCGTGACGGCATACCAGAGCTGATTAGAGGCGATGGATACTTGAAAGCTGAAAGTCGCCTGCTGTCAGTCAAGAAGCCCATTGCAAACCTTATAGCCGTATATGAGGCCCGCAATGTGATTTATTTGAAACGTGGCGCCCTCGGATTCGTAGTGGCTCTAAAAGAGGATGAGGCTGGTACTGTCGCTCTTGAACCGTCTGAAAAAGAAGAACTCCGCAATCAGGTCAATAGCAAATACGGCGTAGGCGAGGGTAAATCACCGTGGGCAATTACAGACATTCCGGTGAATTTCGTAAGAACCAACCTCTCTATAACCGAATTGCAACCATTTGACGAGACGCTGGAGGATGCTATCAAAATAGCATCGGTGTTCGGCATTCCGTCTGTTCTTGTACCGCGTAAAGACCAATCGACATTCAGTAATCAGGATACAGCCGAGAAGAGTGTCTACACCTCCGTAATCATTCCGGCGGCCAAACGCTTCTGCGAGGCTCTGACAACATTCCTCGGCCTTGACCAAAAAGGTCTTTATCTCGACTGCGATTTCAACGATGTGGCTTGCCTGCAGGTTGGATTGAAGGAGGGTGAGGAAGTAAAGAAACTCATTAATGAGCGGTGTCTGTCACAATTCAACAACGGCCTTATCTCGATCAATGACTGGCGTTCACAAATCCATGAAGATGCACTTGAAGGCGAGATTTTCGACAAAACCAAGTTTGAGATGACACCCGAAGAGATTGCCAAAGTAGATAGTGTAATCAAGGCGCAGGCATCGCCGATTCAGATTAACACTGGTCAGCCTGGCGAAAAGAACCCCGACAATAACAATCAACCAAATAATAAACCCTCGAAAGGAGAAAGTAATGAAAGAACAGATGATTAATCTCCAGTACGAAACAAAAGCACTGGATGTCACTGAGAAGGGTATCGTCACCGTAGGGGTGAACGGTATAGGCATCGAGGACGCACAGCACGACATCTCGATGCCTGGGTCATTTGTGGACACGCTCCGCAATGACATCAGCAAAATGCGATGGTTCCTCAACCACGACACACGCCAGCTCTTGGGTGTGCCTCTGTCTGGTGAGGAGAAAGACAACAACCTCATCATGACCGGCCAAATCAATCTGCATAAGCAGATCGGCCGTGACATATTCGAGGATTACAAACTCTTCCGCGACGCCGGCAGAACCCTTGAACACTCCATAGGGGTGAAAGCGTTGGCCCGCGATGAAGAAGACCGTCGCAAGGTTGTGAGGTGGAAGATGCTCGAATACTCCACGCTGACCGGCTGGGGCGCCAATCCCCAGACGTTTCTTGTAGGACTGAAGAGCGCCACCGAGAACCAGATCAGAGATGCCGTTGAGCTTATCCGCATGGCGTTCAAGCAGCGCGGATATTCCGATGAGCGACTTAAAAATTACGATATGGAACTCAACCTGCTACTCAAATCACTCAGCGGCGGTCTTGTCGTTTCTTGTCCGTGTTGCGGTTATCAGTTCGACTATGACAGTCTGCCGTAGCATACGTTCTCGCAAG